TGAACTTCCGTTCGAAATTAGATGCCTTCGACAAGGCTCGTGGTACGATTGTTCGTAACCGCGTTGTCCTTGTTGGAGATTCGATAGTTAAGACTGGCCTGCTTTCTCCACCGTATGAAACTAATTCTCATACCACGTGGAGAGCGGTCCTTGCCAGGAAGGTTGAAGCTTTTATCTATTACCGACCAGAAAGAATTGAATCTTTCGGGGAAGTTGATAGAGCTTTTCGTGGCTCTTTAGCCACGTTTGGCGTAGAGCTTAACCCGCGCGTTGCTTGGGATGCTATTCCCTTCTCCTTCGTTGTCGATTGGTTCTTCAACGTTGGAAAAGTTCTGGAGCAATTCAAGATAAACGCGTTGGAACTTCCGGTCACTTATATTGATTCAGCAATCCAATATAAGCAACAGTTAACCATCGGTTCGGAGACATCACTGGACGTTGGCAGTTCAGTAAGTACTTCGACATCGTGGCCGACTAGTACAACGATTGAAGATGTCTTCTTTCGTTGGCCTATTTTTGCGGACTATACCACCCTTTCACAGATGGGTTTCCGCATGCCGACCACAAGCCAGGCGACACTTTTACTTGCGCTTGGCGCCACTCTCACTGCGTAATTTTCTCAGTGAGTACTCTGCGTGACGCTTCTGCGTTTCGCAACCGTGTACGGAGGCTCCGTATAACTCGTCTTTAGACGACTAGTGCAAACTAGGCAAAAGCCCCTTGTGGGGGTGGAGTATCCTATGGCTCTCACTGCTACTCAGACTCTTTCCAAAGACTCTGCTACAGATGTTGACACCAATACCGTAGTTTATACGGCACAGGCTCAAGATCTTGGTAAGTCTGTCTTTTCTGTCTCGGGTTTAACACTCCCGTCTCAGAAATTATTGACTGTGTCTCATGACACTGGAAAGAACGGAGAACAACGGCATCTGGTGCGCCTCGATCGCACTGAGGTCGACGCCCTGCTTGTCGCCGCGACGGTGTCCGTTTATATGGTCATCGTCCGTCCTATCAGTACCGCTATTACGAACGCCATCATTCTCGAGGAAGTTAATCGTTTGATTGACTTCTTCATTGAGGGTGGTGCGAACGCTAACGTTACTGCAATCCTCAACAGCGAAAACTAGCTGTTGTGGATGTTTGTAGCGACCAATAGGTCTGCTGTTAGGTGTGATCCGTTGGTAGTCCGGACTGTGGTGAGTAGCTAATAGGGATGCTTCTGGAGGTTGTCAATGTCAATTGGTGACCTGAAAAGCCTTCTCCTATTTTGGGAGAACCTAGCGAAAAACCATCGCTACCGCCCCTATCTTACCGAAAGGGATTTTCAAACCTTTCGCAGACGAGGCGAACACGAGGGCTTCACTTTCTTAACGACGGCTCTTCCATCAATTGGTAGAGCGCTCGATTCTTTCCATGCTACAACTGCATGGGAATGTCCTCCGGATTTTTCTTCGGAGGAGGTCACGATATCCCGTAGCTTTGACGGTAACACCGTCATTGTGAACAGGTATCGTGATCATGAGAAATCTCCTGAGATAGAAATATCTTGTGAGACTTCCATCACTCGCATCCCTCATTTTCTGGGTTATGCGATCGATTGTGCGTTAAGTGGTGATTCTCTAGCCGTAGATTGCGTACGTCAGTTAACGTACGTTTTCTATAAACTGGAGGTAACACATGACAAGAGTAAAGAAGCAGAATTCCTCGTCAATTTTAAAAGAGTTGATGAGAGTCTTGCTTGTACATTTACTGCAGATGATACAGAATCGTCTGCATTAATATTACACATGCGCGGTATCATTTCAAGGATTCTGTGTAATACAGATCCTCTTGATATTCGTCCATGTCATGGTGGCGGCGCAACCGCTTGCCATACTCCTAATTGGGAAAAGTGGCACAAGCTTAAGTATTATCCTAAGCTTGATGCCGTCTTTTCTTATTCTGATTACTTCTTTCTATCCTATACTCATCTAGCTGATGATATGGGATTGTTGGAAAATAGTCAGGACATGTGTGTCCCTAGGGCACGAGTTGTTTTAGTGCCCAAGGATTCTCGAGGTCCACGAGTGATCTCATGTGAACCCGCTGAGATGATGTTCATTCAGCAAGGTCTCATGAGAAAGCTCTATGAGATTGTCGAGAGCCATCCACTTAGCCGTGGTCAGATAAATTTTACTGACCAGTCTATCAACAATAGTCTTGCTAAGTTGGCTTCTGAAAAGAACCATCTTGCAACTATTGATTTGACGGACGCTTCTGATCGTGTTTCACTCTCCTTAGTTCGTCAGGTTTTTCCTGAGAATTGGGTTAAGTGCCTTGAAGCTTGTCGCTCCGAGGAAACAACACTTCCAGATGGCTCGGTGGTTAAGCTTAACAAGTTTGCCCCTATGGGCAGTTCTTGTTGCTTCCCAGTTGAAGCACTTGTCTTTTGGGCAAGTGCGCAGGCTGCAATACACATGAACCAAGTGCGGATGATGAACAGGGAGGGTTTAAACCTCACTGCGATATCCACGTGCCCAGTTTATGTGTATGGTGACGACATCATTACTCCCTCAAA